TGAAGACAAGATGAAACTCATTGAGATGGCATTCGCTCTTGCATATGATGCGAAAGTAAACTATCCAGATGTATTCACACAGGTTCGTATGTGGGATTCTCTCACACACAATTATCTGATGGATAAAAGTATTGTTGTTCCGCAAAAAACAAAGAATACAAAAGATGAACAGTATGCTGGTGCATATGTAAAAGATCCAATTGTTGGAATGCATGAATGGGTTATTTCATTTGACTTGAATAGTCTGTATCCTCACTTGATGATGCAGTATAATATATCTCCAGAGACAATCGTTAATGGCAGAAAGATTAATTTATCTGTCGATGATTTTCTTAAGGGCGATCATGAACCAGACTCAGAGTATTGTGTTGCGGCTAATGGTCATTTCTTTCGAAAAGATATTCGTGGGTTCTTGCCTGAGATGATGGAAAGAATGTATAGTGATCGTGTCTTGTATAAGAAGAAGATGCTTCAGGCACAACAAGAATATGAAAACACAAAAGAGAAAGACCTACTGAAAGATATTTCCAAGTATAAGAACATTCAGATGGCAAAGAAGATTCAATTGAACTCCGCTTATGGTGCAATTGGAAATCAGTACTTTCGATTCTATGATGTACGCCAAGCAGAAGCAATCACACTCTCTGGTCAGTTATCTATTCGTTGGATTGGCGAGAGACTAAATGATTACATGAATAAGATTCTGAAGACGGATGGCATCGATTATGTAATTGCATCAGACACAGATTCGGTATATCTGAACTTTGGTCCTCTTGTGAAAAAAGTTTGTGCAGATAAAAGTAAAGAAGAGATTGTAAACTTTCTGGACAAAGCATGTGGTAAGATTGAAGACTACATTGATAAGTCATATGATGATCTTGCTAAGATGATGAATGCATATGAACAGAAGATGGAAATGAAACGAGAGGTCATTGCAGACAAAGGTATCTGGACTGCGAAGAAGAGATACATTCTGAATGTATGGGACTCTGAAGGTGTTCGTTATGCAGAACCAAAACTTAAGATCATGGGCATCGAAGCAGTCAAGTCATCTACTCCAATGGCATGTCGAGAGAAAATTAAAGAAGTACTCAAAGTGGTAATGAAAGGTAATGAGTCTGAGTTTCAAGACTTCATTGAAAAGTTTAGAGAAGAATTTAATCGTCTTCCGTTCGAAGACATTGCATTCCCAAGAGGTGTTTCTGATCTCACTAAATACAGAAGCGGAAAAGATATCTACACAAAGGGAACTCCGATTCATGTTCGTGGTGCTTTGATATTCAATAGTCTTGTAGAGAAAAACAAATTGAATAAAAAGTATCAGACAATCCGAGACGGAGATAAAATTAAATTCTGTTACATGAAAGTTCCAAATCCAGCACAAGAAAATGTTTTGTCTGTATTGAATGTATTGCCTAAAGAATTTGAATTAGAAAAATACATTGACTACGCAACACAATTTGATAAAGCATATCTTGAACCACTTAAGACTATCGTTCAAACGATTGGTTGGACAACAGAACCACAATCTACACTAGAAAGATTTTTTGTATGACAAGAAACATACCTCCAGAATACTTAGCCTTTCGTAATGAAAATGATTTTGGATTTAGTGCAATCGATGAAGCGGAAGTAAATCATACCGTAGATGAAAATACATTAGAAACTAAAATCATTCGTGAAGAAGTCTCTGCATCAGTTGAAGGTCTTCAAAGATTAGAATCTAAGATCGATACGATTTTAAATCTTTACAATGATGGTAAGTTAGGCCTAGATGCTGAAAGAGAAAAACTTCACGAAGAAGTAAAATCAAAACTTACTGAACTTGAACAGTTGATCATGCCATTGTTAGTAAATCTAATGAAGAATCCAGACAAAGAATATATCTATTGGCCTAATCGTCAAGACAAGATACAAGAACAGATAGATAGGATTTTATCAATCACTCGAGGATAATATGTTATTTGCGATCATTACTTTATTATGCGCCTTAGCAGTATCAGCAATTGCCGCTTGGTTTTCAATTGTTGGTCTGATTGCGATCTTTGCAGCCAGTACAATACCTATTGCACTCATGGGTGCATCGCTTGAAGCAGGTAAGTTAGTTGCGGCATCTTGGTTGTACAAGAACTGGAAAGAAGCACCAAAGTTTCTGAAATACTATTTGACCTTTGCAGTTGTGATACTCATGTTCATTACATCACTAGGCATATTTGGCTTTCTATCGAAAGCACACATTGAATCCAATATTAACTTCGGTGACAATTCAATTCAGTTAAAGACACTTGAACAACAAGAAAAGATCACACAAGAAAGACTTGATTATCTTTTGAAGAAAGCAGGAGAAGATCCTACTAAGATTGCAAGAAGAACTGACAATGCGATTCAAGATACACAAAAAGAACTAATCGAAATACAACAAAAGAAACTTCCTTTACTTAAAGAAGAAAATGCATTGATGGCAGAAGTTGGTCCACTCAAGTATATTGCAGAATTAATTTATGGCAAAGATGCCGAGAACCACTTTGATTCCGCAGTTAGATTTGTTATAATACTTCTAATCTTTGTATTTGATCCTTTAGCAGTCTTGCTTGTCATTGCGGCAAACTATACATTGAAAAATGAACAGATGAAAAAGATACCTTTGCCTGAAGCAGAGATTCCTCAAAGCAGAATCTTGCCAGAAGAAGAACTGTTAAAGAAGAAAAAGAAAATTGATTTGACTTCATTGGGTCCTATTCCTATGAACAAAGATGAGATTGAACGAAAAACAAATTTATTTGAAGAGAAATGAGGTAATATATGAGTAACTTTTTTACAGACTTAGTGGAGCAATTAAAAGATGAAGACACAAAAATTCTTGATGATGGTGGTGCTAGTGCCGAGTTTACTGGTTGCATCGATACTGGCAGTTATGCTCTTAACGCCCTACTCAGCGGAAGTATATACGGAGGAGTACCCAACAACAAAGTCACCGCCTTCGCAGGAGAATCGGCCACAGGGAAAACATTCTTCGTACTTGGCGTAGTCAAGCAATTTTTAGATGATCATCCTGATGGTGGTGTCATTTACTTTGATACTGAAGCCGCAGTTACAAAGTCTATGATGGAAACAAGAGGCGTAGATACTAATCGTGTCGTTATCTCTGAACCAGATACAATTCAAAAGTTTCGTCATACTGCATTGCAGATCATTGAGAAGTATACTTCGCAAGCAGAATCTAAACGCAAACCAATGATGATGGTTCTTGATTCTCTTGGTCAGTTGTCATCAACAAAAGAGATGGAAGATAGTGCTGAGGGCAAAGAAACCCGAGACATGACCAAAGCACAAATTCTCAAAGCGACATTTCGTGTATTGAATCTTAAACTTGCAAAGATTGGTGTGCCTTTAATTGTTACCAACCATGTGTATGATATTGTTGGTGCATATGTTCCCACAAAAGAAATGTCTGGTGGTTCTGGTCTAAAGTATACTGCATCAACAATTGTGATGCTTACGAAAAAGAAAGACAAAGACGGAACTGAAGTTGTTGGTAACATCGTCAAAGCAAAACTACAAAAGAGTCGATTCACAAAAGAGAACTCTACTGTAGAGATTAAGATTACCTACAGTAAAGGTCTAGATCGTTATTATGGGTTGCTTGATATTGCAGAGAAGTATAACATCATCAAAAAAGTTTCTACTCGTTATGAACTGCCAGATGGCACAAAGATTTTTGGTAAGAACATTAATGAAGAACCAGAAAAGTATTTCACTAAAGAAGTACTAGATCAAATTGATGAGGCTTGCAAGAAAGAATTCTTGTATGGTCAAGGTGAGATTGAAACTGAGGAGACTGAAGATGAAAATGCATGAAGACTATGTTATTACCGACAATGAGATTAAGTACAAAGACAAAGATGTTGTGGCATCAATCAAAATTGTGAAAGGTGAGTATCAAGATGTAGAGTTTCATTTTGGAGAAATCCATGTAAACGAAGACGAAGCAAATGGAACTTGTACATTGTCATTCAACTATGATATAACTAGTGATCACAAAGAGTTGGAAAGCAATCCAAATTTCGAAGTGATTGTAGGTGGAATAATGAATGACATATTGACTGAATCGCTTAACGCCGCAGAGCAAAGGTATAAAGATGAACTTAGAGAGAAAAATTCTGAAGCACCTAGTATTGGATGAAACATATACAAGAAAAACATTACCGTTTATTAAATCAGAATATTTTTCAGACTTTTCTGAGAAGACACTTTTCATAAACAAGTACAATTCAATGCCTACGAAAGAGGCATTGAAGATCGAAATTGAATCCAAGTCAAATCTAACAGACGATCAATACAAGTCTGCAATTTCTCTTGTTGATGAAGTATGTAACATTTATGAGCCAGGAGACACAGAATGGCTCATAAATGTTACGGAGAAGTTTTGTCAAGAGAAAGCCATCTACAATGGCATCATGCAGTCAATTCAAATTCTAGACAATAAAAATGGAAAAGAAAAACTTGATAAAGGCGCAATCCCATCTATTCTTGCCGATGCTCTTTCTGTATCTTTCGATCATCATGTAGGTCACGATTTCATCGATGATGCTGAGTCACGATATGATTTCTATCACAAAGTAGAAAAGAGAATTCCATTTGATCTTGATTACTTCAATCGCATCACTAAAGGTGGTCTGCCTGAAAAGTCTCTGAACATCGTACTTGCTGGTACTGGTGTTGGTAAGTCATTATTCATGTGTCATTGTGCCGCGGCTAATCTAAGCATCGGAAAGAATGTATTGTATATCACACTTGAAATGGCTGAAGAGCGAATTGCAGAACGAATTGATGCGAATCTACTGAACATTGAGATTGATCGACTGAACGGCATACCCAAAGAAGCATATATCAAGAAAGTCGAAAGACTCAAAGAAACCACAAAAGGTAAATTGATCATCAAAGAGTATCCGACTGCAAGTGCAAATGTAACGCATTTTATACACTTGTTGAACGAACTCAAACTGAAACGACAATTCATTCCTGATATCATCTATATTGATTATCTGAACATTTGTTCGTCTTCAAGAATCAAGCATGGTTCAAATGTAAACTCGTATACATTCATCAAAGCAATTGCAGAAGAACTTCGCGGTTTGGCCGTAGAGTTTAAAGTGCCTCTTGTATCTGCTACACAGACTACAAGAAGTGGTTACTCTAGCACCGATGTAGAACTTACAGATACTTCAGAATCTTTTGGTCTACCTGCAACTGCCGATCTAATGTTTGCATTGATATCTACAGAAGAACTTGAAGAACTCAATCAGATCATGGTCAAGCAATTGAAGAATCGATACAATGATCCAACTACGAATAAGCGATTCATGATTGGTGTTGACCGAGCAAAGATGCGATTGTATGATGTAGAACAATCCGCACAGGCAGACATTCACGATAGTGGAGATGATATGCCAGTCTTTGACAAGTCTAATTTTGGTAAACGAGACAAGATACGAGACTTTAGTGGATTCAAAGTTTAATTTCACATTGTGAAAAACTGCTATAACTAAATAAGATTGTTGTTTTTGTGCAACATGGATCCCTTGACTTCTCCTCTAGAATAGTGTAGAATTGTATTATTCAATAGGAGAAGAGTATGAAGAAATCTGAAATGCGTGAGTTGGTATCATCTATGTCTATGAAAGATATAGAGAAATTGCTTTTTGTTTTAGAAGTAGAGATGCGTGAACGAAGTGAGGAAGAATTGCCTGTATCAGTAAGAGAACTAGAACTAATGGAGTGTTATTCAGACTTACCACAATAGGAGTTCCAGATGAAAATCTCAGTTTATTCTAAAAATTTTGCAGATGTATCTGCGACTGAGAGAAAGATTCTAAAAACTGCCGCAGAGTTTTACGCCAATAAACTCATGACTCCAAGACTCATTGATACATTATCATTGACAATTTATATTGTTGACGGTATGTACAAAGAAACATCCAATCTTGGGGATTGCGGTCCAACAGATGATGATGAAAGATTTCCAAAAATCTTTGAAATTAATTTAGATCGTAGAAAACGATTTAAACGAATCCTAATTTCTCTCGCCCATGAAATGGTACATTTGAAGCAATATGCTAAAGGTGAACTTAAATTTCATGACACAAAAGACCTTGTAACTTTTCAAAAAGAGAAGTATAATGGTTGTGAGTACTGGGAAGCACCATGGGAAATTGAAGCCTATGGTCGTGAGCCTGGACTCTTTCAAATGTTCAAACCTACCTACAATAAACTCTTGCGTGAATCTAGAAAATGATTATCTACACAATCCAGCGTAGTAAAAAGCGTAAACCTACTGCGAAAGAGCGTGAGTTGGCTGCGGAGTGGGAATCCCTCAAGCAAAAATATGCGACAAAACCAGTTGCTAAAGTCAAAAAGAGCGCCAAGTTTATGCCAGCAAAGAACAGTAATTACAAGAAAAACGACATACCTAGTATCGACACTGGCTATCACAATACATATCGCAAGCCAGATCAGTTTTATACTGGCACAAACATGGTAGGAATTGGCACTCTACACAAGTCAAATGCGGTGCCAATTTTCAGCGAAGAAGAAGCAAGAGATCAAGCCACGATGCGGCGCTAAGTAATACTCTCAGTTTTTATAAATAGGTTCAGTAGAAATACTGGACCTATTTTTTTATTGGAAACTTATGTTTAAATTCAAAGATTATCTTGTCGAACAAAAGAATACGCACATGGAACATGCAGAAGACGATGTTCTCAATCATGGCGTAGAAGGAACAAGAAATTCTATTAATGCTTTAAGAGCCGTCAGAGATATGCTTGCTGGTAACTCTGCTAAAAAAGTTGATGTTACAGTCAAGTGGGATGGTGCACCAGCAGTCTTTGCTGGACAAGATCCAAGAGATGGAAAGTTCTTTGTTGCAAAGAAAGGTATCTTCAACAAAGATCCAAAAGTCTACAAGACATTTCAAGACATTGATGCAGACACTTCTGGAGACTTAGCAGACAAACTCAAAGCATGTCTTATGTGGCTTCCAAAGATTGGTATCAAAGGAGTCATTCAAGGCGATCTACTTTTCACACAATCAGACTTGAAGAAGGTAAAGATTGATGATGAAGACTATATTACATTCCATCCAAATACTCTCGTATATGCAGTCCCTATGCAAAGTGAACTTGCCAAGAGTATTATGGCTGCCAAGATCGGAATCGTCTGGCATACAGTCTATGAAGGAAATTCGTTCGAAGAGATGAAAGCAGTATTTGGTAAAGACATTCTAGCAACACTTAGACAAGATCCACATGTCTGGTCGACAGATGTAAACTACAGAGATGTTTCTGGTAAAGCGACAATGACAAAAGCAGAAACCGATGAAGTGACAGAAATTCTTTCGCAAGCAGGAAAGATATTTCGTAGACTTGATGCATCGACACTCAATGCAATTAAAGACGATGAAGACCTTCTACAGAAAATCAAGACATTCAACAATACAAAGATTCGTGCAAGAGTACAGATCACAAATGTAAAGCAACATGTCGAAGAACTTATTGAATATAT